TAACTTCTCTGTCGAATCTATCGAACAAACTTTCAACGGACAAGCCGATTTCGGTCGCCGAGTCCAATGTACTATTAGCCGCAATGGTGATTTGTGCTACCGCACTTACCTCCAAGTGACTCTTCCTGAGATTGCTCAAAGTACTGATACTAAATATGCTCGTTGGTTGGATTTCCCTGGTGAGCAACTTATCTCCCAAGTTGAGGTTGAGATTGGTGGCCAACGTATCGACCGTCAATATGGTGACTGGATGCACATCTGGAACCAATTGACTGTCAGTTCCGAACAACAACGTGGTTACTTCAAGATGGTTGGTAATACTACCCAACTTACCTTCATCACTGACCCCAACTTCGAAGATGTTGACAGTCCTTGCCAAGATGCTGGTGTCCGTCAAGTGTGTGCTCCTCGCAATGCTCTTCCTGAGACCACTCTTTACGTTCCTCTTCAATTCTGGTTCTGTACCAACCCTGGTCTTGCTCTTCCTTTGATTGCTCTTCAATACCACGAGGTCAAGATTAACCTTGATCTTCGCCCCATTGATGAGTGCTTATGGGCTGTTACTGATCTCACTAATGGTGGTGTCGGCAAGGATGCTTACTCTCAATCTTTGGTTGCTGCTTCTCTTTACGTTGATTACATCTTCCTTGATACTGATGAGCGCCGCAGAATGGCCCAAAACCCTCACGAGTATTTGATTACTCAACTTCAATTCACTGGTGACGAATCTGTCGGTTCTTCTTCCAACAAGATTAAGTTGAACTTCAATCACCCCGTTAAGGAACTCATCTGGGTCGTCCAACCTGATGCCAATGTTGACTATTGCTCTTCTTTGGAAAAAAATAAGGACTTGTTCAATGCCCTTGGTGCCCAACCTTTCAACTACACTGATGCCCTTGATGCTCTTCCCAATGCCCTCCACGCCTTTGGAGGTGATGGTGCTATTGGAAGCAATCAATATCTTGATGACAGTGGGTTCTTTGTTGATGATATGGCTGCTCAAATTAATACATCTGCCCTCGCGGGCACTAATCCTGGAATCATGTCTGGAGTTTCTGATGCTGGTACCTTCGTGCTTGCCGAGTCTTCTTTGGATATGCATTGCTGGGGACAAAACCCTGTTGTCACTGCCAAGCTTCAACTCAACGGCCAAGACCGCTTCTCCGAGCGTGAGGGAACTTACTTCTCTCTTGTCCAACCCAAGGAAGCCCACACTCGTTCCCCTGATGAAGGTATTAACGTGTTGTCCTTTGCTCTCCGCCCCGAGGAGCATCAACCTTCGGGAACTTGCAACTTCTCTCGTATTGATAATGCTACTCTCCAACTTGTTCTTTCTGGTGCCACTGTTGGAAACACTAATACCGCCAAGGTTCGTGTTTACGCCACCAACTACAACGTGTTGAGAATTATGAGTGGTATGGGCGGATTAGCTTACTCAAATTGAGCAGTTTAGGTCACAAATGAATGCAAAAATAAAAATAAAAATAAAATAAAAATAAAATAAAATATGTAATAAAGATTATATTATATATTTTACAAATGGAGACCAATATGTTGACAAATGTGTCGCCGATTGATGGTAGATACAAGGAAATAACAAGGGAGTTAACAAAATTTTTTTCTGAATATGCGTATATAAAATACAGATTAATGGTAGAAATGCAATATTTGTTATATTTTTTACGAATTACAGAAAATGAATATTATAGAGGTGAAAATATTGAATATATACACTATGTTTTTGCGAAAATAAACAACCATTTTGATTTAAATGAATGTAAAAAGGTGAAAGAAATAGAGGCAATAACAAAGCATGATGTGAAAGCAATTGAGTATTATATAAGGGACAAATTAGAAGAAAATCGTTTATCATATTTGAAGCAATATATACATTTTGGGTTAACATCACAAGATGTAAATTCGGTTGCGTGTATGATGTCGCTCAAAGATGTAATATATCATATTTATTTAATCAAATTAGATGAAATAATTAACAAATTAGATGAAATGTCGTTGAAATATAAAAATATTCAAATGTTAAGTAGGACGCATGGACAACCCGCGTCGCCGACAACAATAGGGAAAGAAATATATGTTTTTTGTTATAGATTAAATGAAGAACGGGAAACATTATATGAAACGAAATATAGATGTAAATTTTCTGGAGCAACAGGTAATTGGAATGCACATAAGGTAGCCTATCCGCATATAAATTGGCCTGAATTTGGCGATGAATTTGTAACGGAATTAGGACTCATTCGGAATCAATATTGCACACAAATTAGTAATTATGATGAGATATCGTGTATATTAGATAATTTGAAGCGAATAAATACAATTATAATAGATTTAGTGACGGATATGTGGCATTATATAAGTTTGAATTATTTTAAACAAAATAGAGAAAATGGAGAAATAGGGTCATCTACGATGCCGCACAAGGTGAATCCAATTAATTTTGAGAATTGTGAAGGGAATTTAATAATATGCAATTCGTTGATGGAATGTTTATCGCGAAAATTGCCTGTATCTAGGTTACAAAGGGATTTAACAGATTCAACAATATTACGAAATATGGGAACAATATTTGGGCATATATTAATATCATTTGATTCGTTATTAAAAGGATTAACAAAGGTTATACCAAATATGTGTGAAATAAGAAAGGATTTACAAGAAAACAATTCAGTAATATTAGAAGGTATTCAAACAATATTACGAAGAGAAGGAATAGAAAATGCATATGAGGAAACAAAAAGACTATGTGATGGAAATAATAATATATCAAATGAGAAATTACAAGAATTTATTGATAATCTTGAATTGAATGACAATGTGAAACAAGAATTATTGGAAATAAATGTGTATAATTATATAGGATATAGCAATTTTATAGCATAAATAGTGTTTTGAATAAAAATAGTAATTTAAATAAAAAATGATATAAAATATATAAGTTATTTATATTTAATTGAACCAATAAAAATAAATGGAAGACAAAAATAATGAATCAGATGAAATTAAAATGCTTATTAAATCAAATGAAATGGAAATAGAAGATTTAAAAATGAAGTCATTATCTTATACGAATAGTCAAACAGCAAAAAATGGTTATAAAGAAGAAGAACTTATTTGTAATGATCTAAATAATGAAATAATAAAAAAGTCGTTCATACCTATGTTAGGCAATAATTATAATGAATGTAAAAGAATTGCAGGTAATCATAAATGTGACATTCAATCTGACAATAAGATTTTGAGCGGACAGGTCAAAAAATATAAAAAAGGACAATTTCAACAATTAGATAGACATTGGACGTCTAATCTTATTGAAAATATACCAGAATTAGGTAAGTATTCACAAATACTTAAAGATTTATTCGAATATCCACTTTTACCAAATGGAACGCATGTAGATAAATCTAAAAATATAAAAAAATTATGTAATTCTAATTATTCACAAGAAATATTAGACAATTTATTGGAGCTGTTAAATAAATTTAAAAAACATATATTAGAATATGCGTTTTATGGAAGTAATTTAGAAATACAACCAGAATATTTATTTGGTATTGAGTATATAGATGCAAAAAGGAATAAAATAGTAGTGTTTAAAATTAAAGATGTAATAAATTATCTAGAAAAATTAAATTTTAGAATATCACCAAGAAAAACAGTCATTTTACTTGGCGACAATGGTACAATATCTTTACAAAGAAAAGGTGGTGATTCTGGAAAAAAATGTAGTAATCAATTACAAATTAAACTCATATTAAGCAATCTTATTAATAAAGTCCCTACATTAGAATATAAATTATAAATCTTTAATAAGTTCTTCAATAACATTTACAACTATACTATTTCCTAGATAAAATAACATATCTTTTTTATTTGATAAAGACTCAAATTTGAATGTTTCATTAAAACCAAACATTTTTAATGTTTCTGCAACACTTAATGTTCTTATTTTGCCATTAAAATCATATAATCCTGTTTTAGCACCAGGACCTCCAGAAGAAGCACATATAGTGGGACCACATTTTGTTATATCATATATGCGTTCACCTTGTCTTCCACCTTTTCCTGATTTTTTATTAATTAATTTAGATTTCATCATACTTTTTCCACAGCATTTTTCTAATTTATATTTATTCGTATAATCAAAGAAATCTGTAATACTATTATCTATTATAGTTGAAACTGGAACAATTGGATTGTAAATTTCTCTAAATTTATATTCTGCATTTTTATTACAAATAATATAAATACGTTGACGTGATTGAGGTGAGTTATAATATCGTGAATCAATGACTTTATAACTAAGAATATAACCCCTTGATTCCAATTCATTTTTAATAATATTAAATGTTTCTCCTTTGTGAATAGTATGAAGATTTTTTACATTTTCAAGCATTAATGTTTCTGGTTGTTTTTTATCAATTATTTCTAATATTTTATAAAATAGATTGCCACGTGTTTTATCTTGGAATCCTTTTTGATTGCCAGCAATACTAAATGGTTGGCATGGAAACCCAGCACATAATATATCAAAATCAGGCATTGTATCTATATTAATTTCATTAATATCACCTTCTGGTTTTATTCCATAGTTTTCTTCATATATATTTCTAATACCTTCATCAATATCACTTGCTAAAACACAAGTGTATTTAACTTTATTTTGAATAAAGTTAATTCTATTAAATGCTGTATGAAAAGCACCTAAACCACAAAATAGGTCAATGTATTTAACTTTTTTTAATAGATTTTCCTGTGATTGTGTTATCTCTGTTTTTGCAATTATTTTTTCATAACCAATAGACATTTTTTTATCATTTAATTCTTGTAAATTTTCTTCAACTGTCTTATCTACAAGTGTCTTAATTTTATCCACATTATTATCACAAGGTGTTTTACGTCTATTATGAGAATCGTAATGAGATTTTCGATAAAAATCTTTTCCACATCTTTGGCATGAATATTTAACCATTTTCGTTATATCTTGTTAACAAATATATTTTTTTAAATCATTTTTTTATTTAAATTAAATTAAAATAAAATTCATACTAATTTTTCAAAATCTATACATTATAAAATGTTGAAATATGTAAAAATCTATATTTCAAGATTAAATATATCTACATAAAATAAATAATTATTGAATTATTTTTTCTTACCTTTTTCAGTCACAACGATTTCCAATAAAATCCCAAAATATTTTCAGTCACAAAAAAACATTTTATTTGAAGAGTTTTCAGAAATTTCCAAAATTGGACATTTTTAAAAATGTCCAAAAATGAAAACCTGAACAACTTTCTTAAAAAAAAACGTAAAAAA